GGCCGCCGCAGAGAGCGCGGGGCAATTCAAGGTTGATCCGGAAACGGGGGCAATCATTGAGCCGGAAAGCGAGGCGGGCGACGATGATTAGGACGCAGAGGCATTCCCGCTTTGTGCTGATGTCGCTTGATGAAATCCGCGCCACGCGGGACATTGTGTTGCAGACGGAGGAAACGAAAAGCAATTTTTCCGGATCGGGCAAGACGGTTTATATTTGCGAAGTTGTGCGCCCTTGCGATTATCAAAAGGAAACGGACACCGCCGCGGACAAGCTGGCCGCAGAGATCGAGCGGGTAAACGCTGACAACCGCGCCTTGCGCCGGAAGGTCGAACGCCTTGAACGGGAATTGCAGAAAGCGAGGGCGGGCGCATGAACAAGGCTTTGTTATCCTCTAAAAATATGTGCTGGTGTACGCCGCAAGACTTCTTCGACAAGCTGAACGAAGAATTTTCCTTCACGCTGGACGCGGCGGCCACGGATAAAACGGCAAAATGCCCGCTATATTTCACGCCGGAAACGGACGGGCTTAAATCCTCTTGGAAGGTTGCGGGGGGGGGTACAGTATTTTGCAATCCCCCGTATGGGCGCGAAATCGGCAAGTGGGTTCAAAAGGCATACGAAGAGGCGCAGGCCGGAACGCCGATTGTTCTTCTTATTCCGGCGCGCACCGATACAAGCTATTTCCACGATTTTATATACCACAAAGCGGAAATTCGCTTTATTCGTGGGCGGCTTCGGTTTACGGACGACGACGGCAACGCCGCCGATCCCGCGCCCTTCCCCTCTATGCTGGTGATTTATAACGGAAAGGCGGTGAAATCGTGAAATACAAGGTTTGTGATCGGTGCGGAAGTCACCTTGACTATGGCGAAACATGCGAATGTGTGAAAGAGGCTGAACAGGAAGAGAGGGCGCGCAATGCTGAAAATCAGAAGGATCAAGACAGACAAGTTCAAAACCGCGGCGTTTTGGATCGAAAGGCGGGATAACGAATACATAGCGTGCAGAACGCTTGTAAACGCCCTTTTGGGTATCGCTTCCCCTTCTATTATGAGCAGAGGGCAAGAGGCGTTGAAAAAGGCGTATGAAACACGCCGAATTTGAAAGGAGCAGTTCAGACGATGGAAAAACAGGGATTGAACGAGCTTGCCGCGGCAGTACATGAAAACGCCGTTGCGCATGGCTGGTGGGAGCAGGAACGGGAATTGCCCGAAATCCTTATGCTTTGCGTTTCGGAGCTTGCGGAGGCTTTGGAAGAGTACCGGAGCGGGCGGCCTGTTCTATACTTCCCGTGCAATGCTGGCGGGGTATGTTGTGAAGAAGACGGAAGCGCGCATTGTGGAAGCAGGCCATACAATCCGGAAAATCCGGACGCGCCTTGTTCGGCGCAGAGTAAAAAGCCGGAAGGCGTGGCGGTGGAATTGGCCGATTGCGTGATCCGCATTCTGGACTATTGCGGGCGCGCCGGAATTGACATTGAAGAGGCTATACGGATCAAGCACGAATACAACAAAACCCGCCCATATCGCCACGGCGGGAAGAAATGTTGACCGCGGGAGCGGGGCGGCTGGTATCGCCCTTTGCAAACGATCCGTTCGCGCTGGTTGCGCTGGCCTTCAAGAACCTTTACCCCGAACGGGAATACGCGGCCTATTTTGTGCCGGAGGTAGAAGACAGAAGCGGCGGCGCGGCTTGCGGGGTGACAACCTTTCCGGAAGACGGATCGCCGCCCGTTGTGGAGGTATCCGGAGAAATCCCCATTGCGGCAGGCGTTGAAATATTCGCGCACGAATTGGCGCATGTCGCCACGCCGGAAGATCGGGAGCATGGCGAAGCGTGGAAGGCCGCCTTTGACCGGATTTTTGAGGAATACAACCGGATCGCGCAAGACCTTTTCGGGGAAGGCGGCGAAGAACCATACTGAACGAGCGGGAGCAGGCCGCCCACAATCCCACGATTGCAGAAACAGCGCAGGGGCTTTCCCTTGCGTTTGAAAAATTGAAAGCCGATATATCACAATCACGCGCCGCCCGCTTTGTGCTGGCGGTGCTGGAAAAATTGAAAGGAGCTATTCAAATGGAAAAGACTTTGAAAACCGGAAAGATCGGACAGTTTGGCGTAGAAAGCCGCATTACATACGGCGGTGTGAAGTGGGTTGTGCTGGACGCACGCCCGAATATGTCGCTTTGCCTTGCGGAAGATGTATTGAAGGACGAAAACGGCGAAGTTCGGTACATGGCTTTCGACACGGACAACAAGAACGATTTTGCCGCCTCTTCCGTCCGCGCCTTCCTGAACGGTGATTTTCTGGAAGAGCTGGCCGCCGCGGGTGCGGACAAAGAAGCGTTTGTGC